CTTTAGAAATATCCCCGGAACTGTCAGTTACCACTGATATAAGTGTATTGGCAGCAATATCGCAAGGAATTGGACCTAGTCTATATCGAGCCTGTTGCGGAGTCAGCAGTTGGGGACCAAATCAACTGGAAGGCGAAATGAAGGGAAAAGCGCCCTGGACATTTAAGCATCGATGGCTAGATATCCAAGGCACTGAAAAAAATGTATTTGACACAGAACCCGAACTTCAATGGAACAGCCTGTTAACACAGGCAGTGGAATTAGAAGTTAAAGAATGGTTCTAATCCTTTTCACTATTCATATTAGCCAGCATTGCACGAATCTTTGCACCACCTAATTCTGCCTTAACCTTAGGTGCACCTGCTCCTTTAGTAGGGTCTACTTCAAAAATTTCCCCAGTTTCTGGATCTGTAGCAGTGCTCACTGTACTGGTCCTCTTTAGGTTAGCAATCAAATTGCTGCCAGCAGTAGGTCGACCGCCACCTTGACTTAGGCTACGATTGTCTTCCTCTTCTCCTAGATCTAGAATACGTAGGGTTTCTACATTAAATTCTAGATCGACTTTTTGCCCAACACCGCTACTTGAACGTGTTTTCATAAACTGGATTTGATAGCGTCCACGTTCCTTCATAGCACGTGACGTAAAGATACCAATAACATTGTCTGCTGTCATGATCTTTGATAGGCCGCCGGAAATGTGACTGTGATCAAACTCAATTTCTTCAACAGCACTACGATTCAACTGTGATGCTGTAACTGTAATACATTGGGTTTCCATAGCCAAATTTCGAATCTCTTCAGATACGTATTTGTCCTTAACAAACAGATCGCTAGGACTTACCTTCACACTTAAAGGCATCATTAAATCGAGGTAATCTATTAAGATTACGTCGGGTTTCACGCCTTTTTTGACCTGATATTCCTTCAAATAGGCTCGAATATCGTTACAATTTTTACCTGAGGGCATATACTTGACTTGCATACTTCCCGCATTTCTAGCGGTCATTTTAACCTTCAATTCCACGTCATCTAAGTTCTTAAAAATCTCTCTAGTACCAATACCAGTTAGCATAGAATCCAGTCGCATAGCAACTAATCCTTCACTAAGTTCGAATGTAAGATACAGTACATTCAATCCAGCCAATGCCCAGTTCACACCCAAGTTAGCTAAGAACAGTGATTTACCACCACCAGATCCTGCACAGAAAATGTTTAACTCGCCACGGTTAAATCCGCCATACAATTTCTTATCAATACTAGGCCATCCTGTACTAACTTGTCCGTTACCATCTTTTAATTTACTTAAACGTGCCCGAGGATCTTCAAAATAATCTGTACCCATGTCTTTGTTCAAACTAATCTGGATAGCATCCTTAATCAATTTTTCAACTGGACCATAATCGCCAGCTTCTAACAAATCGCTAGATTCAATGATAGCTCGCTCTAGTCCTTTATGACGACTAAAGTTTTCAAACTCATTCATTAGCCATTCATAATTTTCTTTAGGAAGTACTGCTGGATTGAATTGACTTCTAGTAGAAGCATTGACAATATTTGCTTCGGGCATTACTTTGTATTCGTCTACATACTTGGTAATGAATGTTGCAGCATCTTGTAATCTTTGATCAAAGTTAAGTGGATCGAAAATGTTTTGGCAGCGCACAAATGTTTCTGCATCACTAAGAAACATTTCTATATATAACTTCTGTACTTCGTAATCGTAATTGGGTTTTGGTGTTTTATCTTTTTTATTCATGGATGCTTTCTAGTTTTTTCTTTAGTAAATTAATTTTTATCTCTCCGCGAACACGGTAGTGTAAGATTGTGGTTAGTACATATAGCCGACCGTATTTCTTCACAGCATCGGCAACGTCCTTGACGTCATCTGCCCAAGGTGGTAAACTAACACTCCAGTTGTTTGCTATTGCTGCCTTAAGCATTACTGCTCCAGGTTTATCTTTATCGGGAACAATAATGACTTCCTTACCTAGCACATTTAGTCTAGTGCATTGTGTCTGGTTAGGTTCATTATGCATGAATGCAACACCGTCAATTGCAATGGCATCAAACTGACCTTCTACTCCGATAACAAATTCTCTATTATCAATCTGACGATCTATGTTGAATACATATCCAGGTTGAGCATCTGTTAGATATTTTGGCTTGCCTGGTTTAATTTTACGTCCAGTGTAACCTACTACCTTACCTTCATTATAGAATGGAAGTATTACTCTATCACGGAATCCAGAAGTTGCACTCCAATGCCAGTCGTACCATTCATAATTCATCCCACGGTCTAACAAATAGTTAATCACTGCTATCAACTCTGGATCTTGACACCCTTCACTGACCCATAGATTTATGCTTTTACATTCATCGGGTAATGGTTTTTCTATTAGGTCAAGAATTATTGGTTTCTCAACCTTGGGCATATCTTCTTTATTCTTTAGAGCTTCGAGTCCTAATTTTTGTATCTCTATCTCTGGTAATCCTAACCAAGACAGTATAGATTTAGTATTCTTACTTAACAGCTTACCAGGCGACCAACCTGCTTTGAAATTACAGTTAAAGCAATGATATTGAAATCCGTCATTATTAAACAACATACCACCACGTTGGCGCTTGTCCTGTTTTTCTCCGTTATGGATACAACAAGGGGCATTAAAACTTATCCACCCGCTAGGGGTAGCTTTTCGTTTTGAAGGTAAGATTGATTGTACTGCTGCCTGTATCAGGTTCATGCAGTTAGTTTAACTTCTTAGCAATACTTTGTCAAAGTTTCCGGCGTAAGTAGTGTCATCGTTAAATCCAGTGTTCGGATTCTTAGCAGGAATATATCTAACTCTTAAATGAGTGAAAATACCATTTGCATTCAAATAGTCCACACCAGTGAATCCGGTATATGTTCTACTTTGAAGAATGGCGTAGTGTCCAAAAGTACTAGGACTGTTATCTAGAGTACCTTCTAAGAAAACCGTTCCTCTAAAATTTCTTAGGTAGTATGCAGTGGTCATTGTACCATTTTTATTTTGAGAATCTGGATACACGCGAACATTACCAGTATTATACTCCCACCATAGTTTTCCAGCATCACTATTAAAAACTCGTTGGAATGTTACAACTTCGATGCTAGGTATTGCCGTTGGAAAAACTTCTTCTTTTAATTCTAAGATACCTGGAACATCATAATATGTATTTGTATAAGTAGGATTTAACGAGCCGTCTTCTTCCAACATAACAACAGAAAAATTGTAGGCTTTAGATTCCATATCTAAAGTATCGCTGGCTGTAAAAACAACTTGGCCTAACCCTTTAGATACATATGTAGTAGCCGAAGATCCAGTATCGATAATATCGATATTTTTACTTAAAATTAAACTTCTGTTTTCGCTAGTTTCATAAACGTTAAGTACAAATGTAGAAGAGCTAACATCTAATCTCTTCTGATCCGAATTTTTGAATTGCAGTTGTACAGTGTTCTTAACACCTTTTTGAATTTTAAGAGGTCGCTGATACATAATTTGGTTTATTTCCTTATTATTGTCCAGATCTAGTGTTACATCGAACAAATTGGTATATAAATAGACTGGTAATTTCTGCATATAGGTATTTATTAGAAATCAATGACAACAAAAGAGAGCTTCCAAGAAAACTATCCTTTTATGACCTGCATCAAGTGTAATGATACAGAATATTTAGGTATTATTATAAACTTCGATCAGCAAGTAACGAGTCTTTACGACTTTGCTGTAATTAACAATTCGGGTTACCAAAAATTATTTTTGGAATTAGGTGATGTTTGGTGGTGGGAATCAAATCGTAAAATCCCCATTAACATTTTTCTTAAACAAGACATGTCTTCGTTCAAGCCTTATATAAAAACATTCAATACTAAGGATGTAGAAGTTGTATTCGGACCAACTGTTAATTTAGGCGATATCGCAGAAAAGCGAGTCAAACGTAAATCAATTCAATTGGTTCGAAATCCTAAAAAAGTTATTAGATCTTAAAATACTCGTTTCAAGATAGTTAAACCGCAGCAGTTTATATATCTATCTTTAAGAATCCATTGTGGATTTTCA